GCCGCAACAGCGTCCGTGGCAGCAGCAGTTCGCTGCTTATTTCTAGACATTTACACCTCTTTAAAATAGTCTATACATAGTATAACGTATCTATGTTATATTTTAAATAGTTTATAATAAAAAAATCAGGAGCCTCGGGCTTGAACGTCGCCGCGTTGATACTCTGCCCAGTCGTACTGTACAGTCAAGCTGATTTCAACCATATCCTCTGAACCATAATCTTGAGACCCGAAGTTAACATCGGTTAAGTAGGCATTAAGAAACTGCCAGTTTCCAATAACAACAGTTTCAGGTTGTCGCGATGCCGTTTCACGGGTCAGCCTTGCTCCCATTTCTTTAATAACTAAATTACCAAGAGCAGATGTCGCAGATTCTTTGGTGATTGTAGTTCCAATAGCAGCGTTAATACTGGTAGGCTTTTCAATGCCAATGCTTGACAAGTATTCATAAAGAATCTTGGCACCATTTGGGTTAACAGGATCAACTAAAGTTAGGCTAATAGAGTTCCACTCAATTCTGCCTGGGTAGTGAAATGTGTGATTAAAGAACTGATGAGGATTTGATGAAATAGTGTAAGAAGGACGGTCAACAGACTTAGCAAGAAACTGCAAGTTTTGTCCTCCGATTGTAAGTTCAACCAAATATCTAAATTGTCTTTTGGGTTCAAATTCTGGATTCAACCAAAAATTGGATTTTTGTTCTGGCATTATTTGTTAGTCTCCTGTTATAATATATAGTGCTTTTATTATTAATCCTCGAATCCTGCGCCTGAATTTGTAATAACAAAGTCAAGGGCGATGAACTCAATTGCTCTTGCTGGCTTTAAGAAGATCTTGGCGTACATGATGTTTCTGTCAACCAACTCTGGGGTCGTCGTAGACTCATCAAGAATCACTCGGTAATCGGTTAAACCAAGACGGGACTGGACGCTTCGGAGGAAGGGATCAACTCTCGACAAGAATCGGTTCCAAGTTGCTGGGACATTTTGGTCAAACAAGATTGTCGCAGCAATTCGTGAAATTTCCTTCTTTATAAAGATCATTAGACGACGAACATTAATTCTATCAAGTGCCGAAGGCGTAACTTGAAGTGTCTTCTGTCCAAAGATCACAATCCCTTCAGATGGGAATGTGGCAATTGGGTTGATGTTCGCCTCGTAAAGATCATCGCGCTCTTTGGAATTCAAGCGAACACGAGTTTGAATAACTGGGATACCAGCAGAGCCCTCTGTCAAACCACCGCGAGTAAATCCGGCAGGCGCAAACCAAAGCTCGGAATCACGTTGGGCGCTTGAGTATGTTCCAAGAGCAACAACTGTGGGTGGCACGAAGACAAGCGAATCACTAATAGTATCTTGGACCTGGACCCAAGGATAGTAGCAAGCACCATAGCTAGAGTTAAGCTGTCTTGATCTTAAGTTAGTAATCGCTGTAGAGACAGTACCAGCATTTTGCTGCTGTGTTTGCGTGTTCTCGGTCTGTGGCTTGTATCCACTGTCAATGTCAATAAGACCCAAGGCGTCACCACGGGCTTCACAAATCTCAAGAACCTTAGCGGTCAAAGCAGAGTTGAAAATACCAGGCACTGTTAAAAGGTTCATTTCAACATTTTCTGGATCCGCGACGGTATCAAGCGCACGTCTTACACTGTAATAAGCGTAGTTTGTTGTGTCGCTTCCACCTGCGAGATCAGTATTGTTGAAAGGCTCTTTATCTCGGATATCAAGTCCATCGAATCCTCCAACAAGTGGCACGGTGAATCGGTCATAACCCATGTCAAGAACTTGCTCGTAGGTTCCACTAACCGCTGTAAACGATGTTCCTGCTCGGCGCGAGCCAGACAGATAAACTGCAACCTCACCTGTGTCTCCGCCATTAGAGGACTTCAAGTCGTCAAGGGTGAAGATGTAAGATCTCTCAGTTCCAGCGCCGACTGCGAAAGCATCTGCGGAATTTGGCAATGCTCTAACAATATCAATGTAACTGCTTTCAAAACGATTGTTTCCATTCTGTGTAGTATCAGCACCAAAGTAAGCATCTGTTGGATCTGGAATGTCTCCATCCGAAGCACTGACTCTTAATGGAAGTGCTGGATAGTCAACGGTTCCTGTAAACCGACCTTGTGTTGAAGTTCCATCTTGAACAAACCAGAATGGGTTGTCATTACCGTGCTGGAATGGATGTGCGATACCGGAAGCACCTGTAACGTAGGTATCAGGTGGAGTATCACTACCGGAAAGGATTGGTGCTGCTCCTTTACCCCAGTTCTTAAATCGAACAGGACCAAAAGATCCGAATGGTAAAAGTCTCGCGTCAGTAGCTGCGGCTTCAACATCTTCATTTACTTCAACACGAATAATTGCAGAATTATTTAAGAAGTTTCCGTATGTGCGATAACGACGCTCGGTGTCATCCCACACGAGGAACTGGTCACCGATTACTCTTCCAATATAGTTTGGAGATGCTGGGTTAAGGTTAACAGAGCTAAATCTCTCAAGAACGATTGGGGAGTTATCATTGTCTCTAAGATCACGCACTTCAACGGAGAAAGAACCATAAGGATCAAGTTCGCTTGTAGAAGCCTTAACTTCTGTAATAGAGATTTTAACTCTTCTTTGTTGATCATCGCCGGAGTCAAGTGTGTGGAACTTGAATAATTTTGTCATACTATTGGCATCGAAACCAGCAAAAGCAGACTGGAGGTCTTGGGAAATAATCCAAGGTGTCTGTGCTGCCCTGAAACCAAAGCGGAAATTAGCTGCGCTGTTGGAGCCACTATCTAAGCCAAGGATAACAGCATGAGATGCTCCTGTAATTTTGTCAGCAACTTCTCTCTCGTAACTTGGTCCAAGCCAGTAAGTCTCTTTTTGTGCTGTTCTAGTAATCGCACTATTAATAAGTGTTGGATTTGTGTTGAACACTTTGCGAAGGTACTTAGAACTTGAGCGCGTAAAATCAAAAGCTGTTTCCTTAACAAGCTCTCCATCCTTATCCTTAATAAGAACCTTGTATTCAACTGTCGCTGCTCCAGCAACTCCAGAAGAGTTTAAGTCCTTGAACAAAACAGCAGAGCCAGTCGCAATTGTAGTGCCTGCTCGAACTGTACCGGAAAGCTCAATTGAGCCTTCATCAAGATACCATTTAGCAGCGAGCACACCAGTAACAGGTGTGACAGCGGAGGCAGATGGGAAAATGAAAAGTCCATACGCACCGCCGTTAACTGCGGGGTCTAAATCATTAGATCCAGAAACCTGCCAGCCTGCTTCACCAGCACCACCATCGGCAACCTGATCGCTTTGACCGCCGAGGAGACGAACGACAGTTAAGGCATTGCTGTTACGCAGATAAGCTTGTGCAGCATATGCGGCATAAGTAGGTGCGGTGTAATTACCTTCACGCCAGACATCTCCACCTTGACCGCCTGGAATTGGGTTACCAAAGATCTCTACGAACTCTGAGAATGAACGAACCTTAACAGGACGCATTCCTGGTCCTCGCTCTGTTCGACCAACAACCACAGGACCAACCTCATCGGGCAGGGCGGGTAGTTGGGAGTTGTCAATTTCATTGATGAAAATACCGGGTGAAATAAACTTAAAAGATTTAACTGACATTATGAAGTGTCTCCTTGTCGCTCTTCAAAAATCTTGAGAATAAAATATTCTGATTATCGTTAATAAATAGTTAATAAATTGACGAAAGTCCTAAATATAACTTTATGAACGATAAAAAGGAATATTGCCGCTGACTTGCATATGTTCAGGTATATCGCCCAAGATGACATGCTCTCTTGGAATCTTAACCTCAACGGCATTTTCTCTGCGTACAATCTTCGGACGCTCTTCATTTTTGTCGGCTCCGATGATGTATCCAATAACTCTAAAATTAATTTGAGTTTCGTATCCTCGGGCATCTTCAAGCAGCGCGGAAGCGTTATTGTTTAGTGCGTAATCTGAATCAATAAACACTTCAAAGCGATGATTGTCTTTCTCAATAACAAAATAATTTACAGCACCTGTCTTGGTCATAAACGGTGTAATCATTTCATTAATTTGTTGTTGATATTCTGACATTACTGTCAATGTGTATGTAACCTCAAGATAAACTGGAATTGGAACAGTGATTGTTTCATAAACCACTTTTTCATTCTTTCTTGGAAAATTGTTTTGATTGGATCCGATTCCATCCAACACCAATCTTTTTGAATCGGCATTTGCAAAATTTGCTGTTTTATCTTGTTTAATTGTTCTTGCGACAGTCATCGAGCCACCTTTGTTATCAGGCAGGTTCATTGCTGCTGCATAATATGCCCCACGTTGAGCAAGATCTTTTGTAATACCTGTGCGCTCAATTGACATTATAGGGTAGATCAGCCAGCCATTAACATCGCGGAGTTCTCTATTGTGTTTGATTTGAAATGCCCTTTCGGCTCCTGCCCAAATAAAGGGCACTTTTTTAAATCCTTTATTTGTAGAGCAAAAGATATCAAGTTCTTCATCAATATATTCAAACAGAGCACGATCAATTGTCTCAATTGTAGATGGCTGTATTTCTAACTCTTTTAAAGGAGCAAGATCTGTTCCTCTTGTCTGGCTGAAATCATCTGGGTAATCAGGTGGCATCGAATAGTCCCTCTCTTGAATAGTATGCTGTAGCTACGATTTCAAATGTGTGATCAATCTGTCCAAACAATTGTCTTGCCCACTGTGTGCTGACGATCTCGTAGTAGTAATCGCCATACAAAACAAAGTCGCCTTCACGAACATAAAGGTCTTGGTCTTCAATCAATCTTCTTTTGTGGAAGTAAATTGTGATTGTGTTTTGTTTGTCCATACCAGCAACTGTGTCTGCTTTTGTTTCTGTGCTCTGGTAATCTACAAGAGCATAAACGCGGACAGGTGGTAAGAATGTTTTTTCTATAGCCTCGCCATAAAGATTGTTGTATTGCGTGATTGAATCGTCAATAGGATAGTAAACAATTTGCTGTCCTATAACGCGCTCAATAAGCTCGTCATTAACTTGCTTAACAAGGTTGCGTTCTTTTTCACCGAGGAACAGAGGGGGCGGTGGCTGGTCTGGCTGTCTCCATTTTTCGTCGTCTGACATTTATCCCCCTTATCCTACGAAAACGCCTGCTGGTATTTTCTGACTGAGGTTGTTGACATTATCGCTAATCTCTGAATCCTTGGCGGCAAGAGCCTGATATGTCAACTGATCTAAGACATCACTCAGTTCGCCTCTAAGATTTGTCTGCTCTTCACGAGCCTCGCTGATTAGTGCTGTACCGTTAAGGGTCACAGACTCACCAGGAATTGGCACGGTGGCAAACTTGGAGCGGATCTGTCCAAGCGTCTCTTTTGATAATGCGAGAGCAAAACGGCGAATCCACTGCTTACCAATAGAATTAATATTTGCGTATGGGATATTAGCAAATGGAATCGTATTCATATTGTTAATGCCATCAATTCCAGAAACAGAACCAGATGTTTCAGTCCAGGCATCTTCAACAATTCTAAAGTCAAAGTGATAAAATTCAGGTGTAACACTGCCTGGACTCACAGGGACTGGGAAAAGTCTTAACTTATTGTTGTCCAACTGGAATGAGTAGTGTGAGTTTCTTGTGTAGATCGCATCCTCGAATTCCATTGCCTGTGCTTTGTTTTGCCATACTGGAATCAACTGAAAGGTTGAGTCGTCTGCGTATTGACCATAGTTAGCCAAGTTACCAACCGTATTCAGTCCTCCATAATATCCGTAAAACCTCCACATGGCTGCTGGTGTTTTATAATAAACTTTATCAACAATAACCCTCTTGCCGCTTACTAAGCCGCTATAAGGCACAGGATCGCCAGTAGCCTTGTCAAGATTATTGTTTGAAGCACTTAAGATAATCGCACCTAAATCATAGTCTTGAACATCTTGTATTGGAGCGAAAGACCCTGAGTAGATTGTTGTTAGTCCACCAATTCCAACTTGGGTTGAAACGGCATCGCCGTACTTCTGATTTAAAGCAAAGGTAACTTTTGGATACTTTAAGGCGATGTGCGTGCCGCTTAGACTGGAAGAGAGTTCTCCCTCTTTTAGTTCACCATCGTGATCAAAAGTGCCTGTCGTCATACCAAGAATATCAGAAAGAATGTTCTTGGACTGATGCATATTGACAATATAGGAATACTCTAACACTGCCTCTTCATACGCAGCATAAACACTTCCTGTGGTCAACTCAATATCTAATACATCTCCACCAAGCTTTTGGTATGTGTAATTAATCTGGTCTGCTGCACCTGATAAAAAATCTGTTGATGCGTCGTATACACCAATCGGTGTTTGTAAACTTACATCAGATGCTGATCCAGTTCGTGGTAATATAACAGCACTAACTTGGCTGGCTGGAGTTAAAGTGGGTATCGCCATTAATTATAAGTCTCCTCTCATTAAATAGTTGACGGCATAAAGAAAACCCCCGCCAATTGCTTGACGAGGGAATTCTTTTATTCTACGAGTTGATTAATCGTATCAAACGAGATCAACAACGATGACGAGTCCGTACATGTCGGGACGAACCATCTTCTTACCGTAGCGTGTCATGACTCCCTTGCGGGGCACGAAGTCTTCGGTTCCGAAGATAGTAGGTGTGACCTGTAATGGCACGTAAGGTGCGTAGACGTATCCACTCTCTAAGAAGGATCCACCCTTGCGACCAACGAGGACCACGTTACGGGGGAAGTAAGGATCGACATAAACGTCCCACTTCTTGGAAAGTGCGCCAACCTTAACAGCGCCAACGGTTCCGCGCTCTGCGTCAGCAGTCACGGAAGCACGGAAGCCAGCGGTAAACTCAAGGACGTTAGCAACTTCAGGTCCGACGACGATGAAGTTAGCTCCGCCGCGAAGAGTCTTGCGGTGGATCTGTGCAGACACGTCGTTGATGGTCTCAACGAGAGTCTCGTACCACTCGGAAACAGTACCGGTGAAGTCTGGAGTTGCTGTGGTAGCACCAATCTCCTGTCCAGTAAGTCTGTTTACAAACTTACCAGCGTGACGTGACCAGTAATACTTACCTGCGGTAGCACCCTTAACGAGGTCTTCGAGAATCTCACGATCAATCTCAAGAGCGATCTGCTCAGAGAGAATAGAAGTAAGCTCAACCTCTGCGTCAAGGTTGTGGTATGCGTTAAGATCTTGTCCTAACTCAGGGGTCCACTTAGCCTTGAGCTTTTTGGTGATTGCGGTGATGGACACAGAATCAACCTTGATGTCGATTTCTGGGATAACACCAGCGGTTGCTCCAACAGCATTGGAAGCCTGCTCAGCACCCCAGAGGTCATCACCGAGAACGGAGCCAAGAGCGCCACCTGCGATGAAGTCGTCCTTCATTGCAAACTCAAGCTGCAACGGGGAGTGAGAGAAAGATGCCGACAACTGGGCAACTGTTCTGGTATCGGAAGCGATAACCAAGAGAAGGTCATCTTTCGCATCGCCAGCACCGTAGATACCGTTGTTAGCAACAGAACCAGAATACTGAGTCAAACGACGGACATGAAGTCCTTCAGAACCAGTGATTGCCACACCAGCGTGTGTCAACAACTCAGCAGCGATAAGATCGTCCTGGTTGAACTGAGCGGGGACATCGACTTTAAGAACAATAAGGTTGGTTGTTCCAGAAGTAAAGTCTGGGTCATAACGCACGAGTCGATCAAGAAGACCTGCTGCGGCTGCACCATCAGCACCACCTGGGACACGGACGAAGGAAGATCCTCCGAATGTACCAGAGAGGATTGCCTCACCAGCAGCAACTGCTGTAGAACCAGTTGGGGAGGAGTAGCCATTGTTCAATGCGTAGAAAGAATCCTCTGCATTGTCACCGGTAAGGCTAACGCCACCAGTGATTTGTGCTGCTACAGCACCGCCACCATAAAGTGAATCACCTGATTCATATCCAAGTCTTCTGCCAGTCTCATTGGAAACTGTGAAGTCGAGGAAGAAAATGAGTCCACTAGGGAGGCTCATTGGTTGAACGGAAACGAGATCGTTTGCGATCAAGCCGCCGAATACACGACGGACAATTGGGAATGCAACTGCTGCGAAGCCTTCGACATCGCCTGCTGCCATTGCGGAAGTTTCACGAAGAAGTTCCTTAGCCTGGTTCTCTAAAAGACGAGCCATGCTATTACGAGTGCGGTCATTACCGAGTCCTTCAAGAAGTCCTGTCTTCTCCCACTTGGAAAGAAGTGCAGCACCCTCTTGAGAAAGATCACGGTTGACAATGCCCTCGGTTAATTTATCAAGAACGGACATTATTTATTTTCTCCTTTTATGCCTGCTAAAGCCCTCATTCTACTAAAGTGTGAATTTTGGGCGTTGGTCTCCCTACGACGAGGGAGGGTTGACGATGGTCTTTCAACTGCTTCGCGAAGTGATTGTGGAGTAGAGGATTTTGTCTTCTGTCCCACTGCGCTTTGAAGGGTCTCATAAATTACCTTCGCCTCTTCAACAGAATCGGCATTTGAAATAGACTCGACAATTCTTGTTTTTTGTCGCTCATTCAAGGAGGTGCTATTTAACACCCGATTCGTGTAAAGTAAACGAGCGTTTGAAAGATTGACTTCTTCCAATCGCCCCTTAAGATGTAAAATTGTTTTTTGTAAATTGGAATTGTCTTGCTTAAGTTCATTAACTTGATTGACATACATTCCTGTTTCTTCTCTTGCCTTTTGAATAGCCTCGTGTTCTTCGGCAAGTTCGGTATCCTTGAGTGCAGCGAGTGTCACCTTCTGCCCTTCAAGATTACGATCAGTAGGGGTTGAGCGCCCTCCCAAGCCTTGGTCTGGGATACCTAAATCTACCTTAAGTTCTTCAGCAATGGCGTCAAGAATTTCCTCGTCAAGCTCAATCTCTTCATCGAGATCGGTCTCTTCCCCTTCGGTTTCAAGTGCTTCCTCGATTTCTTCTTCGAGGGTATCAGCGAGGTCTTCGTGAGATTCCTCAACAGGTTCCTCTTCCTCGGATAGAGCACGCTCAAGGGCTTCAAGGTCTAAACGAACCATGATAGGCTCATCACCTTCTTCAACAGCGTAGGGTACTTCTTCCATTACTGCGCTTTCTTCCTCTTCATCAAGGGTTTCCTCT